CTTTAGTGAGACTTCGGATGGATCTCACGGCGGAGGATCTGAATATACTACTGGTGTAACAACAAACGGAACTCCAGGTAATGCAGGAGCCTATACTCAAATAACTGTGGCTTCTAGTGCACCAACTTTATATTACTACTGTACTCAACACTCAGGTATGGGTGGACAAGCTAATACTCCTGTCAGTGATGCAAATGAATATTCAGCAAATGATTTAACATCTTATGTTGGTAGTGCAGTCGCTGCAGGAGGTGTTGTTATAACTCCAACAGGGCAAGCTGCAACATCGGCTATAGGACAAGCAACGCAAATATCATCATACGCTTTAACTGGAGTTTCTCTTACTGCAAGTCGTGGTAATCCAAGTATTGAGGCTTCATCAACCTTGACTTTAACAGGCGTTCAAGGTACTGTTGCTACTGGAGATATTGACATTACTGGATGGAATGTTGTAGATGACTCTAACAGTTCTATTAGTTGGGCGGAAGTAACTAAGGCTGCATAAAAGTTTTGACAAACTTTATATTAATCAATAAAACTTACTTAGGAGATTAAATGTCAACATATTCAACAGGGCTTAGAACGGAACTACAAGTAAATGGGGAAAACTCAGGCACGTGGGGAACAATAACCAATAACAACTTTTCTCAAGTTTTTGAATTTGCTATTGCTGGTGTATATTCAAAAGCTATTACTACTGGCACGGCAACCACATTATCAAACGGTGATGGTCCACAATCTCAAGCAAACAATGAAGCCAGACAAAATCAATTAATTTTTACAGGAACAGTTTCAACTACTCATACAATTCAATTTCCTGCAACTCAAAAAACTATGGGGATCTATAATAATATTAGTGGTGGCGCTGATATTTCAGCACGATTAGGGGCTACAGGAAACACAGTAACCGTTACAAACGGTAAATATCGTTTATTAGCTACTGATGGTACTAACTGGTATGATATTTTTGATCTAGCAGGTTTAAGTGAAACATGGGTTAAAAAAACTGGAAACTATACTATGGTAGATGGCGATAATATTTTTGCTGATACATCAGGGGGAACTTTTACTTTAACATTACCAGCTTCTCCAAGTATGGGAATGCAATGTAAAATTATAGATGCTGAGGGAACGGCAGGAACAAATAAAATTACCGTAGGTCGTAACTCTGAAAAAATTATGGGATCTGCTGCTGATTTAGAAATTACTACTAACAGTGCAGGTATAGCTCTAGTGTATTACGATGCAACTTATGGATGGAGATTAAAGTACAATGACTAATTTACAAGATTTTACAAATAGAAGTGAAGTAGGAACTATTAAACCTTGGGGTAAAGCAACAGCACCAAACGGATATTTATTATGTGATGGTTCAGCAGTTTCTCGAACTACTTATGCTGAACTTTTTACTGTACTTTCTACTACTTATGGAGCAGGTAATGGGTCAACAACATTTAATGTACCTCAATTACAAGGAAAAACTCCACAAGGATATGATGGTAATACTTATAATTTAGCAGCTACTGGTGGTGCTAATACAGTTACTGTTGCAATGACTAACAATCAAGCTGTAAGCACAATTACGGCTACTGTAGCTAATAACCAATCAGTTACTATGACAGGGGATATTGGAACTACATCTTTAACCACGGCTCAATTAGCTTCTCATACACATACTTTGCAATTAAGAGGTGGCCCTTCAGGATCAGGAAGATTACAATCAAACCAAGGTCGTTTTAATTATAATCCTTCAGGTAGTGAAGGATCAGGAACAGCACATAATCATGGCACAGGAACATTAGCGGGAACATTAACAGGAACTGTAGCCGTAACTAATTCAGGGGGAGCTTTAACAGGAACTGTTACAGCTGCAGGAACCAATTCATTCTCACCATATGTGGTGGTTAACTATATTATAAAACACTAAGGAGAAATATAATGGCAACAGAAATTGTAATATCAAATGGAGATTATATAAAAGTAGATAATTTTTATATTAAATGGGCAGATAAAGGGGACTCAATGCCTGCTTTACCATCTGGTCAGCCAGGAGATAATAATATTCATTACATTATTTATAATACTTTATCAGGTGATAATGAAATACAACATTGTGGTCCTTCAGGAAAAATGAAAGGTAATACAGATTTAAATTCTACAAGCGATATTGTTACTGGCACTACTACAGTTCAAAATTTATTAGATTGGGGACAGACTAGAAAAGACGAATTAATAGCTGATCCTAATTATAATAATCCTGACGATGATTCTTAATTAGTTACTTAAAACTTTTTTTATGCCAAAAAAACTTTTTATATCTATCGCTCCACTCACTTAAAAGTAAACGAAGAGTTTGACTGTGTTTTTTTTCATAATAAAAACCAGACCACATTTTCCATGCTTCTCGTTTAAATGGAATAACTTGAACCATAGGGTCGCCTTTTTTAAATAAAAATTGTTTATCTCTTTTATTTAAAATAAAAGGAAAATGAATTGTATTAAGATAAGTATCTGTATCTACAATACCTTCAATAATTTTAAATCGAGTTTCTCCATATCTATTCATAGGATGTGTAAATAAACAACTATAACCAGGTGGTGTTTGAATAAGCCATTTGTTAATAAATTTTCCTGCTTTTTCTCCAGAATTTTTTTGCCATTCTAATGGTAACTGAGCTTTTTTATGGTAACCAAAATTATTTTGTTCTTTGTTGGCAGGGGTTACACTAAAATCATTTTCTACTGGATCAACTAAATAATCTTGATCAAATGGAATAATATATCCAGCCGTTAAAGAATCAAGAAAAGGTATGCATACTTTAACAGTTGGTTCATGTATATTACCTTCAGTAAATCTTTCTAATTTTTTATATTCTTCAGGGATAAAACGAGAAGCAGGACGTGGATGAGGCCATATGTCTAACATTTCTTTATCGGTAGCAATAAACTTTATTTGTTTCTCAAACATCTTTTTTCACTTCAATAAAATTAAAAGACATAGAACGTCTTATAGCCCCAGATTTTTTTGTTTTAAAAGGCATTACACAATGTTGATGATCTGCTCTAAATATATAAAAATCTCCTACTTTAGGAGTAACATAATGACATATATTTTGATTCATTATAAAACACAATTGACCATCTTTAAATTTATGAGGATCTTTTGTATCATCTATAAACTCAGGAACTTTTAAAAATAAAACAGTAGACCATCCTGTTCCGTCATGATGTGTATGAGGAGGATTATATTCTCCTTCTTTCATATCATTAATCCAACAACCATTAATATCTAAATGATGTGGACCCGGTTTACATACATTAAAATCCTCACTTGTTTTAAGATGATCATTCATACATTTTACAAAATATTTAAAAGCCTGTGTTTTTTCAATTAATGCCATAATATTTAATTCTGAATCTAGTCTTCCTGCTAATCTATGACCATAACTTGATAAATGAGTTTTTGCTTTTTCATAATGATTATTTAAATCTTTAATATATTTTTTAGGAACAGTAAATTTACTAATGAAACGTCCTTCTACTATAATTTTCTTTTTCATTTTTTTCCTTTCATTGTCATAAAATTAGCAATACTATATCTCCATGAACTTTCACCTGACCATTGCATAGGTGAGTGCCAATTATCTGAAGAAAAAAATACAGCTCTGTTTTCTTTAAATCCTACATTTAAGTTTAAATGAAATTTTAATATATCTTCTGGATCACGAGTATAAAAACCTGTGCCATTAGCCAAGTGTGAATCTCCTTTTATATAGATAAGACATTGATGAGTTGCTGAACCGTCAGTATGTGGGCGTGGATGATCTTTAGCATTAGACATAGTATACATACAATCTACGTCTGTAACTTCATTTACATCTACTTCCATATTAAAATAAAGTTTTATATTTTTATATATTAATTTTTGAACTTCACACATTACTGGTAATTTATGATCAAACCAATAAGAAGATTGATAAACTCTAGTTTCATTAGGAGGAGGAGTAAATTCTACTGTAGGTATTTCTAATTTTATTTTTTGAAAAATATCATCTTCAAAAAAATTATCTTGTACAAAAATACTATTCATCTAATCTCCACCAAAATTGAATACTAAATCGTTGTTCTAAAAAAGATACTTCTTTATCTGCTTGCAAAGGTTTAACCGCATGCCATATAAAAGAAGGAAAACAAGAAAAAAAATTATGAGTGTTATTAGTTTTAATTATTTTATTATTATCTTTAAATAAAAATTCTCCACCTATTAAATTACTGGGTTTTTGTAAAATTAAATTCATCGTAAATATATTCTTTGGATTAATATCTTGATGCCAATTATAATATCCTTCTTTATTATAGGAAACAACATGAATTGAAAACTTTAATTTTCTATTTAATAAATCAAATACAGAGTTAGAAAAATTATCTTGAATATAGGCTAATAATCCTTGATGCAAAAACCATGATTTTAAATGTAAAATAGTAGTGTTTTCAAAATCTTTTACATTTTTATCTGTGATCCAAAAATCAAAGCCCCCACAATGAGGAGAATAAAATTCTTTTTTTTTATTTCCTTCTTTATTTTGCCATTCAGATATATCAAAATAATTTCTTAAATTTAAAAAATCTATATACAGCTTGTCTATTATATTTGGGGGTAAAAAATTATTAGCGGCTATAATGTTTTTTGAAAAAGAATAATATTCCATTATCGTATAATAGGTATTAAACCAATTGTATTGTTAGGTTGTGTTAAAGGTTTTGTGTGACAATCAAAACCAAGAGTTATACGAGGAGTATTAAATTTCTTATCTACAATAACCTTGTGATAAAGATCACCAGGACCTATATAAATATTTCCTACCTCATTAACAATTTCAAAGTTTTCAAATACTGTTCTTGTCTGATGAGGTTCAATAGTTATGTACCCATGAAAATCCCACTCATGGCTATGCCAATGTAACACTTCATCTTGTTGATGAAAATTAATCCATGATTGCATCCATATGTATTTAGAATCAGTGTAATTTAAAATTACTGTTCGTAGTTCTTTAAAAAGTTCATAAAATAATTTAGAAGGGGAAGTAATACCAAATGTATTATAAAGATTATATCCCCAGGTTAAATCTTTTTCTGGAAAAGCTTCACGATAAATAGCTGCTGCCGTATGAATTTCTTTAACAAAGTCTTTTTTGTTATTTATAATTAATTTAGATTTATGTATCATTAATATTTTTTTCTTTCTTCTTCAAAAACAGGTTCATAATTAGCAGCAAAAGTAACTCTTAATTTATCAGAAAGATTAGGAGAAACTGAATGAGGAAGAGATCCATTAAAAATTATAATCGTTCCTTCTTCTACATTTAATAATTTGTCACCGTCTTTTTTTAAAGCACTTCCATAATAATTATGAAATAAAAAATTAGAATTTTCATCTGGAAGATCTACAAAGTAAACAACAGAAAGCGGATGAAAATGATGATTGTGCACTTCAGCATATTGAGTTTTATCGTACCAATTAATCCAACAATTAGTTACAGTAAATTTAGGCATGTCAAATTTTTCTGTTGAAGCAATCGCATTTAAACAGTTATTTCCAATAAAGTCAGTTAGGTTTCGTAAAATAGAATATTGAAAATGTGACCACCATCCTGTGCGAGAAGCTTTAACATTACACTCTTCTTCAGGAGAAGTAGAATGTTGGTGTATAGATTTATTTGATTCTACTTTAACAATATTATTTATATGGTTTTTCCATGTATCGTGATTAGGTATTTTAAAAGTCCATACCTTTTCAGTAAACAACGAATGAGTTTCAATATTTATATTCATATAATTTTTTGTAATAATTTTTTTCCTTTATTAATTAAAGTTTTAGTATTTTTAATATAACCTGATACTTTAGAATTTCCTTGACTTAAATTTAATAGCTGAGAAGAAGGATTTTTGTTTTCTTCTAAAATAATATTTTCATTAATTTTAGATGTATGAAAAATTAATTCACCAATAATTTCATTTCTTTTTATATGTACCTTTTGATGATAACTTTGTATTTCAAATGCTATATTAAGAGGACGAACCCAAGATGATATGTCAAACTTACCATTAATAAATTTTAAATTATGTTGAAAATTATTAGGAGATCCTGTTTCTAAAAAACAAGTTTCTTTAGTATAAAAAACTACATTCAAAGGAATTTGAAAAACAGGTTTGTGATGAATTACTGCATCGCTAAATGTTACTTGTATTAACCCATCTTTAAATAAATTTGAAGTGTATACATCATGAAAAGTAATACTATATTCTTCTTGTCCCTCAATAGGGTTAATAGTAAAATTTAAATCATAGGGACAGCTTACAGTAAATCTATTTAAGTTTGCCCACTTGTGTGCATAACAACGATGATACCCTTTATCTTGGTTAGGTATTTCTTTATTAAAAGATAAACGTAAAGAATCTGGAATACTATCGTGTAAATAAAAATATTTAATTTTCATTTAATAAAAGCCCATGTGTCATTAGCTATACTTAATTTTTTATTTAATTTAATTAATTTTAAAAAATCAATCAAAGCTTCTTGAATAATTTTATTGTTAAAGTCGTGACCACAAAATAATCCTTTAACTTTTAATTTAGGAAACCATAAAGTAAAATCTTGTACAGCATTTTCATAGGTAGGAAATGCATCTAAAAAAATAAAATCAAAGTATTCATTAGGAAATTCTTCCACAGCAATACGAGATTCTTTTTCAATTATCTTTATTTTTTCTTTTCCCTTACTGTGTTTTAAATAATGATATAACATTGTTTTACTAAGGTCTTGGCTTTTTTGATCATAATATATTTTTTCTTTTCCGTAAGTAATGTGATCTTCAAATGGAAGATAAGAATCAATACCATAATACATTTTTACTAATTCACATTTTTCTAAAACTTCAAACATTGATAAACCTTGACCTACACCAATCTCAACACCAATTAATTTATGTTTAAAATGTAAGTTAATAAAATGAATTAATGGAGAGATTGAAGTATTATTATAAGTATAAAGCTCTGTCATTTTATATTTTTAATTGTTCATTTGCTGTCACAAAATTTATTACGTAACGAGGTCCGTTAGTTGGATTAGAACTTGCATGTTTAACATAACTATCAAACTCAATACAAGTGTTAGCCATCGGTTCTATTTTTCCTCCACTATCAAACCATGTACAACCGTTACTATTATTTATATAGTAAATATAACTAGTGAAGCCACCGGGTGGCTGCCAACCATCGTTATCAACATCAACATGATAAGGATGGTGTTCTGGTGCGTTGTAATACGGTTGAAGTAAATTACATTTAACTCTCCAATAATCTCTTGTTGAACCACAGTTTTTTAAAATATCATGCAGATGAGGTATTTGCCAAAAATATTTGTGATAAAAATGTTGTGAAGTCCAAATACTAGGTTCGTCTGGCCAATCCTCTATGTGGCCACGTTCCATTAATGAACGGACCATTTGTGGTGTATCGGTTTCATTACTTGCATCATAAGTTGCATTACTGTAACTCCATTGAAACCCACTACTTGTAATATACCTTACAAGTTTTTCATGCTCTTCTTTTGTTAAAACATTATTATGTATTTTAAAAGTCATTGTGTAGCCCATTTAATTTTCTCATGATCTCTTAAATAATTATGAGTAATAGAAAGACACGAAGTTATGTTACAAGCTGCATGTTCTATGTTGCCTGGAGTAAAAATAATTTCTTTTTCTTTTTGAGTGCAATAATAAGTTTTATTATTAAACCAAAACCACCACATTTTTTTGCCTGATATAACAACATTCCATGCAGATGACTCCGTAGTATCCGTATGTATTTTAGAGGAAGAAGAAGGAGGACCCCAATACAACCATTTCCATTCATTAGGCTGAAAAGGAGCATCAGCAAAGTAAGAGGGAATAGAATAAGAATTATGCAGAACACTATCAGCAATTAAATAATCTCTTATATAAAAAACATCTTCTTTGTCAGGTAAAAGATAATTACAATCTCTTTTTAAATACTGGTAAAAATTCCCTATATTTAATTTTTTAGCTATGTAGTAATCAGGCATTTTAAAAATAGGCCAGTCTAAAGAATAATTTTTTATTAAACAGGGAATATTCTTTTCCTCGTAATTCTTTATAAAAAAATGATAAGTTGGGTTATCTAAAGTATCTATATTCATTCTCTCTAATTTCTGCCCCTTTCATACCATATATTCTTTGTCAATAAAACAATTTTAAAAAGTTCTGTTGCTTTCAATCAAAATATGGTTAAATTAGATCTCACCCAAAAATTTAAATCACAGGAGAAATTATGGAAAATCAAGAAGTATTGAAAGCTATAGCTGTCCTTGCTGACAAGGTGAGTCGCTGCCACGAACGTTTATTAGCCTTAGAGCGAGATAATTTAAGACTACAAAAAACACTATCTGAACACCTTAAAGGGTGTGGATGCCATGATACTTCGAGTGAAAAAGTAATATTAAATGGGAATGAATCTGATGTTGAATGTGAAGCTTGTAGTGCTTAGTCTTCGTTAGCACCTATCATATCTGCTAAAGATGGAGCAAATATTTTTACATTTCTTTGAATATGTTCTTCTTTAGTACTTGTATTAGGGTCATCTACATCAGATTTAGCATGATTTTCTGAATCATATTCTTGACTTGTTTGAGTATTAATAATCGTTGTCTCAGATTTACATCTAATATGAGGAACCATACGACCATCACCTGCATCAATTTCCCCTAAAACTTTTGCTTCTTCTATAATTTTAGTCATGGTTTTCTCCTTTTTAATTCAATGTTAAAACTTATCACAATTCTTTCTTCTTGTGAATTATTTTCCTCTACCTCATGTTGAAGCCAAGAAGGAAAAAATAATATATCATTTTGTTTAGGTGTCCATGTTACTCGGTGTGCTGTATATATACTTTCCTTTAGTTTTTTAGGAGGTGATAATACTTCAGATTGAGGCCTAGGATCATGAAATATAAGAGAACCACTATCTTTAGGCACTTGTAAATAAAAAACGCCTGAGAGGTAATTAAAAGGGTGATTATGTAAACGATTACTGCTTCCCGGTCCATTAACCACGGCCCACATTCCCGTTACTTCAGGAATCATTTCTTCAATTACATCTAAATGTGTCATAGCTTCTTGAGATAAATTAACAATCTCAGATTTTAATGTACCAAACTTTCCATTTTCGTGAAGAAAATCATGGCTATGCCATCCTCCTTTAGTGCTTTTTCCTTCTATAGTCTGGGGTTCTTTGTCTTGAAGATCTTTAATATCTTTTATTAAATCTTCATACCCTGCTAAATTTAATGAAAAAATAGGAGTAATAAATAAAGAGTGGAGATCGATTACAAATCTCCTTTTGTTATTTCTAATATACTAGCAGTTACATGTACTTGATTAGCTGCATTAGCTTGTACTTTTAATATGTCCCCTTCTTCTAATACTAAAGGTTGATCTAATAATTCATCAGTAGTTTTTGCCGCTACACTTTTTTGTTCAAATAAAGCAATTGTAGCAGAAGCACTAGTATCAGTAAAAACTACATCCAAAAGAGTAGTAGCAGTTCCATGATCATTACAAACTAAAATAGATTTTATAACAGCAGTTGTTGGAAAAACAGGTGATGTTCCTGTAACACCTGGTGATGCTGTAGGAACAGTATAAAGTGTTGTTAAATCTGTTGTTGTAAGATCTTTTCCTGCATTTTTAAATGTATCACCCAAAGTACCAACTCCTTCCGCTAGATTTATTTTCTATGTCTTGAGAATATGATGTGTTTAAATTTAAAATAAGTTGTTCAAGTAATCGTACCATTTGATCAAATTGACTTGGTTGATAATCTGGTGTAGCATTTGGTAATCGTGTAATTGTTATTTTAGCCATTATCTTCTTCCATCTGGTCTAAGTTGTAGTTTCATTGATCCAAGTCTCCAGTTAGTATCATCTACTGTATTAGTTGTAAAATTTAATTTTACTGATCTTCCTCGTCCTCTTATATTAATTTTGTCTGTTGTGCTACTTACAGTTCCTGTTGTTGTTTGACTAGTTGTAGATTGAGGATAATCTTCTAAAGTTAAGGTAACAGTTAAATTATTAGCTAAAGAAGTAAAGTCTGGAACAAATTTACTAATTGACATAAATTGATCACCATCACCAATTTCAATTGATCCTGTAGTAAGAGAAGCACTAATAGCCGAACCATCAGCTTGATTATTACCTGTTTCTTGATTATATAAATAGGAAGCTCCTGCTGATACACCAAACGGTGTATTACTTACCCCTGTACTTGTTGTAGCATTTGCCACTAAAGAAGCATTGTATTCAGAAGAAATAGGATTTTCAAAAGTATAATTAGCAAGATAACTAGTTCGTCCTAATGTTGAAGTATACCAAGTACCTTCTAAATAATTGTAAACAACTACTCTATCTATTTGTGTAGCACTAGATGAAGGATAATACCAAAGTATTTCATTAAATTCAGGATTAACCCCACAAGCTATATCATTTTTATTAGTATAACTTAAATCGTCATAAACATAATCTTGAACAGAACATGGCATTTTTTTAACAACCCCATCATACATATAAAAAGCATCATCACCCATCCAAAAAGCCATTCCATTTACATCAATAGCTGCATGCTGTGCTATCAATCCACAGTTAGCCCCAAGTTGTCGTTGACCAAATGTAAATGGTGTCCCAACAAATTGAATACCATGTAGCGATTGATCAGTCCAAACTAATATCTGACCAGTTGATCTAACAGCGCCTATAATACGTGAACCATCAGCAATACGAAGCGAACCTGCTTCATTTTCTGCTGTAGGTGCAAACACTGTTAAACTTTCACGATCAGCAAATCTAAAAAATAAATCATCTTGTGTAGCTGCATCTGTAACCGTAGTGCATGTTCCAAATAAAAATAAATGTCGAGTGTCAGAAGAGACTAAAGAAAAACGAGTAGCAACAGGTGCTGTCACACCTAGGCTCACGGCCCTTGTACTTACTCCATTACTTTTATCCCATTGATAAGTACCACCATCTAAAACAGTAGCAACAAGATCTTCTCCAAAATTATCTAAAGACCAATTACGAGCAGTGATAGTTACATCAGAAGAAGAACGAGCTGTTCCCCATGTACTTAGTCCCCAAGTTAAAACACCCCAACCATATCCATATGTTGATGTAGCTGGTCCCGTGTTAATTTGGTAGGTTGCTGTAACTGATCCACCACCCCCGGCTGTTGCCCCTGAAGCATTTGAAGAATAAGTAATCTTATAATTATCAGTATCTACTATTTCTGTAATTTCAAATTCGTTATTAAATTCTATTCCATCTAATACATTATTAGCACTACCATCATCAAAAGTAACAAAGTCACCTAAGACTGCTCCGTGAGCAGCATCGGCTACGGTTACAATTGGACTACCACTTACCGTTGTAAAAGGATTTGATAGACTAGCTGTTTCACGAATAGGGGTAATATCATAAAGAGCACTACCCTCTAATATATATAATTTTCTATCTGTACCTATAGCAAGGTATCTATTACCATCTAATGTAACCCATGAATGTGTATCACGAACTACACCAATAACAGTTTCGTTAGGATTAGGAAGATAAGTCCACCCTTTCCAACGTTCTGGTTTCCCATAATGAAAACGTACTAATTGTGAATCAACATATTTTCTATCATCTCCCGCAGCATAAGGTGAATCTTGTTTATCTACACCTGGTTGAAATTTTAAATCAGTTAATTGCATAAGGCCACATACTAAATTATTTCTTCTCTGGTGGCAAGAATTGAGTACCTACATTGCCTTTAAAGGCATAAGTCCCATAGTGTGTCAGACCACTAACAATGTCAGCATATACGGTGCCACCAATTTTTTGCCACAGTCTACAGAAAGCATAGTCTTCTGACAAGTATCTTTTAGTTTTAGGTTCTATCATTGTGTCAAAAAATGTATAATTCCATTTAGAATTATCGTGATAATCAAATGTTTTATCATGAGGTTCATTTAAAGACTGATCTGATTTAAATTTAAGTCTAGGATAAGCCTTTGCCATTTTTTCAAAAACAGATCTTTTAATCAACATAAATCCTGTAGCCCCATCTAATACTTCTATAAACCCCTTTTTAACTTCTACATGGTCAGGATTTTTTACATTAAGATTATATTGTAAAGAAGAAGCTAACAATTCATTTTCTTTTATATTAGGGTTTTCTTTGACTTTTCTTATAACTTTTGTCCAGTCAATAGTCTTTCTTGGATAAACTCCCGTAACTACTTCTTGATCTAAATCTAACATACGCATTACAGATTTTTCATTAAAACCTATATCAGCATCTATAAATAATAAATGAGTGTATTGTTTATCATCCATAAATAATTGCACTAAAGTATTCCGAGCTCTTGTTACTAATGACTCGTTTCCAATTGTACCAAACTGTAATCCTACATTATTAACTGCACATTCTGACATTAAACGTAAACAACTTTCAAAATAATTTACAGAAATCATTCCCCCATAACACGGTGTTCCTACAAAAATATTATTCATTAATACATCCAAGTTATAATGGCGTGCCTATCACCAGAAATAATTTTTTTTACAGCATGGGGAAACATAAAGTTACTAGGAAAAACAATAGCCATTCCTTGTTGAGAAGGAATAGTATATTCGTTATCAAAAAAAGAAAACTCTCCTCCCTCATAAGTATCATTTAAAAGAATAGAACAACTTAATATTCTTTTATGACTTAAAGTATTATCAACATGTTCTTTATATTCTCCTTCATGAGAAGACATATATAATAAATGATCATAACCCGTATCCTTATTTTCAAACCCAGTAATTAAATGAGGATAATCTTTCATGTATCTATTAGTTATTTCAATAACTTTAAATTTAATTATTGATTCAAATTCAGGGTTAAGTTTTTTAATTAAACATTGTCGATGAGAAACTACTCTTCCTTGAGTAGTAGCTGGAAAAAATTTTAAATCTTTTTCTTGTATAATTTTATTACAGGTTTCTTTGTCTAAAATTTTTCTGTAAACTTTTATATAGTCTAATAAATTATTCATTAAAACCCCGCAGCTTTAGGTTGAGCTTTTTTATAAAAAATATTTAATGTATATCGAGGGGAGCTATCACCAAAAGACTGAAGATCTGTGTGAGCTATTTTAGCGCCATTAAAAAATATAGCTCTGTTTTCTACAAACCCTACATGAGAAGAAAGTTGACCAGTGTCAGTAAAAAAACCTGTACCATTATTTAATAAAGGTTCACCTTTAACAAACAATAAAAAATTACAATCAGTTTTATGATCTGTATGTACCATAGGTTTTGTGCTATTATGTCTTAGGTGTGCTGCAACTTCTGTGGGTTCTAAATCATAATAAGGAAAAAAAAATTCTTTTATACGATCTAATAAAGGATCTTTTTTCATTTTTTGTGTGTTGAAACGATGTCTATTTCCATACAATCCATCCTCATTTACCCGTGGAGTATACTCTAATTGTAAAAAATTATCTTGAAGAGATTTTAAAGTTTTTTCATCTAAAAAATTATCTACATATTGTACAAATCTAGTAGCTTTATTGTATTGCATAATTAAACCTTTCATAATCTTCTTTATAATATTCTTTAACTAAATTTTTTACTTCCATAGAAAGTAAAGGAAGAGGCTTACTATCATAATCTTCTTTAGGATAATCCCCTATCTTTCCTTCTAACTTAACATTTCCATATGAAGGAAGAGCTAACCACTCTACAAATACTCTTTCAAATTTAGCTTCTAGTTTCCACCATACTGTTTTTTTATCAATAAAATAATGTTGAGGAGTAAACCAATTCATTCCTTTTGTTTGTTCTTTTAAAGATTCAATAACATTTTTAAAATCTTCTTTAGTTTTTACTTTACTAAAATCATAATCTACAATGCGACACATAGAAATAAATCTATCTAAAGGATCTCGCACTACTGCAAATTTAAAAACATCTTTTACTCCTGGAAGAAGATTGTAATTAGGATAACAAAGATGTCCTACAGGATTATCATTAATTAAATGTTTCCAATCATAATGTTCAATATTAAAATTATTCTGCACAAACCATTCAGACAAAGCACGCCCTGCTGTTCTAGGTATGTGAATAAAAAAAACTTTTTTATTATTGGGACTAGTTAATAAAGGCATATTTATGGTTAAGTAAAGTAGGTTTCATAAAAAAAAATTTATCTTTATTTTTTAATCTTGTTATAATTTCTATTAATATTCTGTAAGCACACAAAGAAAATTCATTGGTAGCATAAGAAGGAGATTCACAAATAAATAAATAATCAAATGAATCAAAAGCAATATCTTCAAATGTTTTAGTAATAGTTATCCAATCTTCACATTTAACTCCTGCATTGGGATCTGATGTATAATTAGATAACCAATATGCATTATCAATAAAATTAGGTTTCATTAAATAATATCCAAGCCAATTGCTAGAAGCTAATCCTTTTTCAATAGGAAAGTCTGGATAAGTTAAATCATGATGATGATCAATAGAAACTACATCTATAGTTTTTTTATTTTTTAATAAAGGTTCTAAAATATAATATATGTCTACATGTTTTTGAGATATTACAATGTGGGTATCTTCTATCTTATCTATATATTGTAAAACAAATTTAATTAATTTTACTAAAGATCTAGAATCTTTAACAAAATCACAATCAACTGATAAAATATTTTTATTTTTTTCTGTCACCAAAAAAACCTATTGAAGCAATAATGCGAGGAGAACAAGCAATAGCTTTATGTCTAATTCCCCCTGGAATAAATAACAAGTCACCTTTTTCTACAATGTAATCCTTGCGATTTAAATAATCTTTATAAATAGTGCTTCCTTTTAAACCTAAAAGAAATATACATTCTTCATCTATGTGCGGAGGTCCTACACATGTAGCAAAAGAAAAAAATAAATCTACACCGCTTCGAGAATCTTCATTAAAAATAAACATTTTTTTTAAAAAATCATAATAAGAAAACAAATCATAATCAGCATTATGTAAATGTTTAACTCCCCATACTTTTTCAAATGAATGATCCCCTCGTGAATAAATTTGTATACCATTTTCATCGCCTACATATTCATCAGCTACAACAGAAATATAATTAAAATCATATACTTTATTAAGAGTAGTAAAGTTTCGAATAAAAGTTACTTTATTTTGTTGTATATCTTTAATTTGTTTTTTACTGAGTAGCATAGCTAATTGTTAAATATTCTATTTTAGTTACCCATCCTTTAGGTATAGCAATAGCACCGCCACCGTGGTTATCATCTTTATCTGTGCACCATGAACGCATAATAACAACTTTCTTATCTGTATTAGTAACCATCCATCCTACTTCTTGGCACACGGCTAACGGTGCATTAACAATATCCTTAGCAGGTAACCACCCAGTTTCCATATCACGGGCATCAAGCCATGTTATACGAACCATAGGAGTTTTGTTTATGTTAATCATTTATTTTAATAATTGTTTTTCTTCTTCTTTTTTAATTAAATGAAGATTAAACGATACGGATCGTCTTTCTTCATTTTGTGTTCTAAAAGGATAGACACCATGTGCTAACCAATTTGGAAATAAAAATATGTCACCTACTTCTGGAGAGTGTTGAAATTTATGACCACTAAAAGTAGAGGCACGACCATCAAACCAAACTATATCTCCTACAGTTGGGTAATGATCTTCTTTTGCATATTCTTCTGGAAGACTAGGAGGCACTCGTAAATAAAAAACTCCTGATAGTTGTCCCTCGTGTATATGAAAAGGATTAAAGTCTCCTGCCCATTGGCTCACGACCCACATAGATTCAATGACCATTTTACCTACATACTCAGGTGTAATAGTTTCATTAGCTGGAGGAATAGAAATATATTGTTTAACCATTTCACCCATTAAATTTACCATTGGCAAAAACTCTTCTGTGCTCATCCACTTCTGAGGAAACCTAACTTCTTGTTTAACATTACCTGCAAGAGAACCTGAATGATCAAATTCTTTAGCAAGTTTTTCATCTTCTAACATCTCTGTTGATTTATTATCCATTAAATCAATAAGATATTTAGGTAACTTTCCTTTAACAATAGTAGGGCCAAAGGGTCTAATAGCCTCAAAAGTTAATACTTGTTGTTGTGTTTTCTCTTTCTTAACCATACTTACCTTTCTTTACTATAAATATTTGTTGTCATATAGCAATAATTTCCCTATAAATATATAAATAAATTGGCTTTTTCTTACAAGTTTCGCCTGCTTGCATTTTCAACAAAAAAACAGTTGCTATTAAAGGATTATGCATGATTGACGAAAAATTTTTAAAGACTATTCCTCAATACGGTATTGGCGGATTTGTTAAAAATATATTTAAAAAAGTAAAAGATACGGTTAAAAAAGTTGCCCCTATTGCAGGTGCTGGTATTGGTTTTTTAATTGGTGGTGCGGCAGGTGCTGGTATTGGATCAGGTATAGGAAGTTTAATAGCAGGAAAATCTCCTGAAGAAGCTCTTAAAGCAGCAGCTCTTGGATATGGTATTGGTTCTCTTGCAGGATCTTTTGGACCATTTCAAAAATATGCTGGTAAAGGAATGTTTGGTGGAAAATTTGCTATGGGAGATAAATATAACCTTTTAAATAAATTTATGGGTCCTCAAGAAGTTGTTGCAGCAGATACAAGTATTACTCCAACAGGAATGACTGAAGTAGAATTTTTAAAATCTAACAATGTAAACCCAGCATTATTTACTAATGCTGATCCTGCAACAAAAAAACTAATTACTGACAAAATGTTAGATTCTCAAATAGCAAAACAAGTTGCAACAACAGGAGGTAATAAACTTTTAGGAGGTAATTTTGCAGGTAATGCATTAATGGCAGGCGCAGTTACATCTCCTTTATTAACATATATGGCCGCTTCAAAAGAAGCAAAAGACTTTGTTCCTCCTGATCAAATGGCATTAAATCCATTATATTATGAAGACCCACAAGAATTTCAAATAGCAGGACAAGGAGTTAAACCTTATTACTATAAAGATTTACAAGATTATTATGGACTTCCTGTTGAAGATTTACCAACTGATTTTATTCGTACATCTGCTAAAGGCGGAATAATACAATTAGCGGATGGATCAGAAAAATATTTCCCACGAAAGAATGGTGAAATAAATGGTCCAGGAACAGGTACAAGTGATGACATCCCTGCAATGTTAAGTGATGGAGAATTTGTATTTACAGCTCAAGCTGTAGAAAATGCAGGAAAAGGAAGTAGAAGAGAAGGTGCTAAAAAAATGTATGAAGTAATGAAAAATTTAGAAAAAGGTGGTACATTGTCCACGCAATCTAGAGGAGTAGCAGCATAATGTCAGTCGAAGAATATATTACACGAGAAGCCCCCGATATAGAAGCCCGTAAACTTGGGTTAATGGATACGGCGAAAGCTCTTACAGAAAAAGGATACACTCTTCCTGATTATATTCTTGCGGGTTTAACACAAGATCAAAAAGATGCTCTTGCATTACAAAAAGCGGGTATTGGTGCATATCAACCATTTTTAACTCAAGGTCAACAAGCAGTAACAAAAGGATTAGGTACAACAGATCAAGCTATTACTCAATTAGGTGGTATTACGGGAGCTCCTACTCAAGGTCAACTTGATGCTTACATGAATCCTTTCCAACAATCGGTTATTGATGCCACAATGACTGAACTTAATAAACAAGGTCAATTAGCTGAATCACAATTAGCGACTCAAGCACAACAAGCAGGAGCATTTGGTGGTTCACGATTTGGAGTAGCTCAAGCAGAACTTGGAGAAAATTTACAAGATGCACGAGCACGAGCTTTATCTCAATTAAATTTACAAAATTTTGGTCAAGCTCAAGCAGGCGTTGCTAATCAAATGGAAAGACAACGATTAGCAGCATTAGGAATTGGGGCTTTAGGTCAACAACAAGCCGCACTTGGTCAAGGAATGGTAGGACTTGGTGCACAACAACAAGGTTTAGCCGCACAAGATGTATCTAATCTTCTTGCAACAGGAGGATTTGAACAACAATTTGCACAACAACAAGAAGATATTAAACGACAAAATTTATTACAAGGTATTATGCAACCATATCAACAATTAGGTTTTTATGGTGATATTTTACAAGGAGCACCAACTAGTCAACAAGTATTGAGTATTGCTCAAGCACCTTCTGTAAGCCCATTACAACAAGCAATTGGAACAGGTATAGGGGCTATATCAGGAATAGCTGGTCTTAAAAAGTTAGGGGTAGTGTAATGGCAGTTTTAAATAGACAAATGTTTAGAAGACCTTCAGCATTACCACCTCTTCGTGGTCCGATGCCCGTGGTTCGTGAAACATACCCTGTAGTTAAAAGAGATAGTGGTTCTCCTAAAGAAGGAGAAATAGTAGATGATATTGAGCTTACAGATGAAATGTTTGAAGGAAGTCAATCTATAGAAGATAAAACAGCAGGTTTTGGAAAAAAAGTAGTATCTGGGTTAGAAAAACTATTAAGTACTGTTAAAGGCAGTAATTTTATAAATACTATTAATGAACATTTAAAAAAAGACCAAGATTTTTTAGGTGGATCAGGAAGTGACTATGTTCTTGATGAGTTTGATTTTAACTTATTATACCCTAATGTTTCATTTGATTCAGTTACCATTGAAGAGAGAACAATTAGCAGCTCTGGAAATGAATATGAAAAATTATTGCAAATAAAAGATCAATTAAGAAATGAAATGAATGAAGAGATGAATAGATCTGAAGGTTCTGGTCCACACGGAGAAGACAAGATGAGAGAAACTTTACTCCAAGCCATACAAAATTTTTTATCACAACAACAACCAACTTCAGGACAAGAAATTTTAGACCCATTTTCTGTTGTAAGAGAAGGAGAAGCTCCCTTTGATCCTAATTCTGTTGTAAGAGAAGGAGAAGGTCCTGATCTTCGATTTAGACAAGCAGGTTCTCCTCCAATGGGAGAACAAGTAAATGCTGAAAATGTAGGTATTATGGACGGCTTTAGTGAAGAACAAACTGCTACAATGATGGCGGAAGGAGAAGCTGCTCGACAACAAATAGATAGTTCTGAAACTTATGATGAGTTAATGCAATCTACTAGAGGTGATAATTTAAGTGAAGCTGATAGAAGAAAAGAATTAGCGGCTTATGTAGGAGAAGAAGATGCTGAAAAAACACCTGATAGTGTGCTAGCATTAATTCAACCCGTTATGCAAATGCTTAACACGGAGACGGCTAATGTTGGAATAGCTCAAGTAGAAGACGGAAGTTTAGAAATGCCTACACAACCTGTTGGAATAGCCCAAGGAGGAATTGTAGGCTATGCAATGGGAGGAGCTGTACGCAAAATCCCAAAGTACGCTAACGGCACTGGTTCTTCTGGTGTAAGTGTTGAAGAAGAACAAGGATTTGGTTTTGAAGCCTCAGATCCCTACTCTAATACAGGTCAGTTTATAATGGATCTTTTTACTGAAGACACAGATGCAGCATCTCCTTTACGAACTAAATATGATGCTAACTATAAATTATTTTCTGATATTTTAGGAGGAGATACAGGAGCGGATAAAGACATAATGATAGGTGACATTCTTTCTACAGTTGTTGCCCCATTAGCTATGGCTTATGCTCAAGGAGAACCTTTAGCTAATGTTTTAGGTCAAGGATCAAAAATGGTAGGAGAAAAAGCATTAGCCTATGATAAAATTAACAAAGAAAAACAAGCAACAATTAAAAATTTAGCTTTGACCCAAGCTCTTAAAAAAGAAGACGACCCATTAATGAAAGTATATTTAAAGGACGACAAAGATACCCTTGATGTAGATGAAAGTTTAATAGCTGTGTATCGTAAAACATCTGATGTAGAAAAAAATAGAGATTTATATACTGCGGAATCTATAGCTAAAGCAACCGCAGATCTTGGAAAAGTAAAAGGAGAAACAGCTAAAATTAATATGGAAACTGCTATTAAAGAAATAGAATTTGAATATGCAGATATTTTAAAAGGGCTAGAAGTAGAAGATAAACAAGCCTTAGTAGATGGAAGACTTATAACTAATACTATCAATCAAGCTATTGCTGATAACAAACCAGATTTACTTGCGGCCGAACTTAAAAATATTAATTTAGATAATGTAGCAAAAGGTATTACCAATGACACACTTAGACCAAAATTAGAAGCAGAATTAGATCAAGCTTTAATTAACCTTGACATTGCAAAAGAAGATTTAAAACAAGAAATAGTTACAACTAAATATGCTGCTAAACTAGAAGGTTTTAAAGGAGATAAACTAAAAGCTGAAATAGATCTACTTGTACAAGAAGAAGATTTTAATGATAATATGAATGTTTTTCTTCTTGAAGAAAAATCAGCAGAAATAGATAATCTTATTCTAACAAGTAAAAACCTTACTCTTGAAAATGAATACAAAGAATTAGAAAATAAATTTAAAGCAGAAACATATGATGAAGATGTTGCGGCTAAAATTTTAGAAAACACTCAAAAACGATTAGAAAACATTAACCTTAGTATACAAAATAAATATTTACCTGAGGAGAAAAAATTAGGCATTGATAAAATAAAAACAGATATAAAATTTGTTAAAGAACAAATTGGTGGACAAATTATTAAAAATGAAAAAGGTGAAATTGAACTACA